TAGTAAATGTATCAGTTGATAGGTAAATAGGATTACTATGTGCAACTATTCTATACTTACTAAAAGTTTGACAATAAAAATTGTTTAAAAATAGTATTAATATTAATGTTAATATTTTATTCATCTTCGTTCTTTTAATTGTATTCTCTTAAATTCCTCTCTATAGATTTTAAGTTCTTCATCAGTTAAACTATCATACCATTCTTGAAAATCACCTGCTTTTACTTCCATCATTTCCTTTTTAATATTTCTCATTTTATTCTTTTTATAATATCTTTTTTATAATATCTATAAGATAATCTAGTAGGACCAGCATAAATTTTATTTTTCATTGGTACAACTATTTTTTTACCACCCAAGTATCCTTTATCTCTTTCAATAGTACCTACACGAGTTTTTCCTTGGTGCCTAATCATCACCTTATCTCCTATCCTATATTTGTTAAATAATCTCATTTTATTTTTATTACATATCTCTATTTCCATCATAAATGTGTTTTACAGTTGGAAATCTTAAACTAATTCCACCGTTTTGATTATGTGTTTCTTCAAAGTATTGAACTGTAATTAATTTACCAACTATATTATCAGTCATGTATTGTATTCTTTGATCTTGTGTAAATCCACTTCCAACTTTAACTCTGTGACCTTTATGTTCAATCCATACTTGAGCTAGCATTTTAATTGTTTCTGATCTTCCATCTCTTACAACTTCATGATCATCAAAATCAACATCAACAACTTCATACTCAGCATCGTGGAATTTTTTAACTTTAACTAAATTTTTGGTTCGTTTACCTTCGTAACCAACATCTTTACGTATCATAAACCCTTCCCAATTATTATCAGTTGCTATTTGACCCCATTTATCAAAGTGTCTACCATCTGTTATTAGGAATTGATCTGTATAACGTAGAATATTATTTGTAATATATCTACCTGTTAAAAATCCTCTTAATGCTCCTAATCTTTCACTTAATATAGGACCACCTTTTTGATTATCAAAATTAGGCTTATGTAACATATCGAATATCATATAAGCAGGATTTTCAATCTGATGGTCTTTACGTCTTAATTGTTTCATTACACCTTGAAAATCTTCATTTCCATTTTCATCAATTAAACAAATCTCACCATCAAATACAGTATTAATAATACCTGTTGCTTCAATCGCTTCTTTAACTTTATTTAATGTAGTTAATTCTTTACCCATTCTAGAATAAAGTGTACACTCACCTTCATAGTTAACTACAGCTAAACATCTAACACCATCTAATTTTCTTGATGCCCACCAATGATCATTTTGCCAATCACATTTACCATCATATTCTTTAGCTAATGCAACTGAAAATGTAGGTATTAAACCCGGTATAGCTTTATTTATTACTTTATCACCCGCTCTAATGTCTAAATTTTTATCTATAATCTTATAAATGACTTCACCATCCGTATTTCTATTAAAACCATTAACTAAAGCAATGGCTTCATGTCCAGTTACTTCTCTATTAGTTAATTTATCTAACATCTCAAAAATAGGATAATTATGGTTAGTTATTTTATCACTATTTTTTATACAAGTCTTACTTGTAACATGGTATTGTTTAAATGGGTTGTAAGTGTATTCTAATACTTTATGAACAAATGGACTTGCATTCTTAACTATTTTAACTTTTTCTAAACTACTAGAAGTAGATCTCATTTTTTCTATAAATTCTTTTAATTCATTCATAATCTATACTATTTTAAATGCTGATCTAACCGGTCTTCTATAACCTGTAAATTTATAATTCCCATTATCAATTATAATTCCATCCTTAACTGTTAAGGCATGTTTTTTTACCAACAATATAAATGTTCCTTTATTGAATCTTTGTGCAAATTCTTTAACAGTATAAGCAACTTTATTCGTCCAAGTATATTTTGGGTTGTTTAACTTACCTCCATCTTTTGGTTGGTCACCTATATGTGTAATTTTAATTTCTTTATGATCTGGATGATCAAATAAATTTAATTGACCTTCATGATCAAATTTAAGTGTTTTTTTACTTATTTTTTTAAGTGTATCTTTAGTGCTAAATGTACCATTTTTTCTTTTTCTATTAAATGTTTTTTCAACAAATTTATGTGATACATTATAACTAATTTCGAATGCGTTTGCAATTGCTCTTACAACACAATCGTTTTTCTCTTTTTTGGCGATTTTACTTTTTTTACTCACCTCATAACCATTTTTAAAATTTTCTAAACTCATAACCTTAATTTTTATTTATTTTTATTTGGCACTCACTGCTCAAACTTACATCGTAAATATAACATCCTTTTTTGGGGAAGCCAAACAAAGTACGAGAAGGGGCCGCTGTAAGTGACGACCCCAACTCCGGTTATGAACCCTTAATATTATCTAGGTGTGTTTTGAGCTTCAGTAAACAACCAACTCACATGCTTACCTGCCTCTAAACTGAAAAACAACCTATCCATTTTACCACCTCTTCTATTTTTACTAAACGAAATACATCTTCCAAACTCAGCATCAAATCTCATTTCAGCCATTCCAGTTAACATATGTTTGAACCTATTACTACCTGCAAATTGACCTGATTTAGTAACTTGTTGTATTATTAAAAACGTGGTGTTTAATTTATTTTTATTATTACCTGTGTTATGTTCTTCTAACAAATTTAATACCTTACTCTCTGCACTTTTAACTGTGCCGCCGTGGTAATCAACAATGTTTGTACAAACTTCAGCCATTGAATCAATTAACACAACATCAAATCCCTCACTCAATGTGCTTTTCAAAACACATAATGGGTCATGTTCTATATAATCACCCATAAACAGAATTGGTAACTTACCAAACTTTGGAAACCTTTTAACATAACCATATAAATCAATACTATTCATTTCACCTGATATGAACAATACTTTATTTTTCTTTTTCTGTAAATCAGCTATTACATCCAACATCACTGTGCTTTTACCCACACCCGGATCTCCTATAAACGCAAAATTACATCCTTTCATTAATCCACCTTCACTACTTAACAGTGAATCAATTTTCTTACCAGTCGGCATTGGTTTAAATAACGTTTTATTAAACGTTAACTCATCCATTTTTATCAAACTTGGTTTAAATCTTTTTACTTCATTTTTGTTTTTCATAACCTTTATTTTAATTTTTAATTTTTAATTGTTTTGGCTCTTACTGCTCAAACTTACATCGTAAATATAACATCCTTTTAGTTGGGAGCCAAGCAAACCCACAAGGGGGGTTTAGTTATTTTTATTGGTTTTATAATCTAATATAAAGCCAATTAATACTATTAAATTCATTCCTAATGAAGCTCCTATTTCATGAATGTCTTCATACACATTAACTGATAAATGAATGTGTCCTACTATCCAAAATGGTATTGCTAAGTTTTGGCTTATCCATATTAAAGTAAATTTAATAAAACTATTCACCTAATAATATTTTCCATATTTCTACTATTGCATTACTTGTTTCTTCCCCCATACCTGGTTTTTTAATAAATCATCAAATGTTTCTCTCTTTCTTATTAATTCTGTATCAAAACCATTATATAATACCTCTGCAGGTCTAAGTCTTGAGTTATAATTATTTGACATTGAAAAACAATATGCACCTGCATTATGAAAACAAAGAATATCTCCTTCATTAATCTCGCTTATTTTTCTATTAGTAGCAAATGTATCTGTTTCACAAATATAACCCACTACGGTATAAAATCTTTCTTTACCCTCAAACCTTATATTAGATAAGTTTTCTATTTCATGATGAGCATTATACATCATTGGTCTAGGAAAATGATTAAACCCACTATTAACACAAGCAAATACTGTTGAGGTTGTTTGTTTAATACAATTTACTTTGGTTAGAAAATAACCTGCTTCACTTACTAAAAATTTACCTGGTTCGATATATAGTGCTAAATCTTTTCCATATTCTCTGCAAAACTTATTAAATCGTTTTCCTAATTTATTTCCTAACTCATCAATATCAGTTTCATTATCATCTTCTTTATAAGCAACTTTAAAACCACTTCCAAAATCAATAAACTCTAAATTCTTAAAATTTTTAGCAACATTAAATAATATTTCTGCCCCTTGTAAAAATACATCTACATCTAAAATATCACTCCCAGTATGCATATGAACACCACTTATCCTCATTTTAGTGTTTTTTACTATTCTTAAAATATGGGGCATTTGGTGAATACTTATTCCAAATTTAGAATCAATGTGGCCAACTGAAATATTTGAATTACCTCCCGCCATAATGTGAGGGTTAATTCTAATACAAACAGGAATACTAGGATATTTTTCACCAAACTCTTCTAATGTTGATAAATTATCTATATTAAGTTGCACCCCAAATAAAGCTGCTTCTTCTAATTCATTTAATGAAACTCCATTTGGTGTGAAGATAATGTCTTTAGGATTAAAACCTGCATGTTCTCCTAATTTTATTTCTTCTAATGAAACAGTATCTAATCCACTTCCCATTTCCTTCATAAGTCCTAATATAGATAAATTAGATAATGCTTTAACTGCGTAGTTAATTTTTAGATTTTTAACTTCACTAAAAGAGTTTTTTAATCTATTATATTGTTCTAATATTTTAACCCCATCATAGACATAAACGGGACTTGAATATTTATAGGCAATGGTTAATAATTCTTCTCTAGTCATTTATCTTTATTTTTCCATTAATTATGAAAATAATTTTACTAATATTATTACTTGTAATACTACAACTGTCACTGCAGTTAGTGTTCTTATAAATTCCATTAGGTGATTGTACCTATCAAAAAATCTCTCTACTTTATATCTTCTACTCATAATCTTTATTTTTATTTAATCTTTCATATTCATCTCTAACTTCTTTCTTGGAAAAATCCCACTCCTCAACTACTTTAAAGTCTTCAATATCATATTCCTTGTCATAATCCTCTATTTCGTCCTTTGTAGTACCCCCCTCAGTTACTTCACCATTTGCTTTACGAGTGGTGCCACAATCATAACAGTGAATTACTGCCATTAAATTATCACCTTCTTCCCAATGGGTATCATTTGGAATATCTTTTTCTAATTCCTCATAATAAAAATCAAGATGAGGAGCCTCTAATAGGTCCTGGTAGGTAGGACAATTATCAAAATTTATATTTTTACAACTTTTACAACTCATTTTTTCTCATTTTCGTTTAATTCAACCCATTTTTTTATTCCTCTTCTTGTTGTTGTTCTATAAATGTGAGGATAATTTTCCATTAAATAGCTTTCTATTAAATCTGTTTTATCATATTTATTTACATTTGTATTTTTTGTTGGGTTTCCCATTATTTTTTATTATTTTTCATATTTTTTATTTAAAAAGGTAATTCAGGTTCTTCCTTACCTAATTGTTTTACTTGTTCAATAACATCTTCATTAGACATATCAAGTATTTCTTGTAATAAATTTCCAATCTCTTGTTTGGTTTCTGCTTTGGCATATTTAAGAGCTGATTCTAATTGACCATC